TTAATCCCCACATTTTTTGTTGGATGGATTGTTTGTTATATTCAAATGACATACGGAGTTGATCAAGATTAAAGAACCTAAGATCACTCAGATGGATTGGCGTAGCCTTGGCTATTGGCCTGTATGGAAAGATGGAAAGAAAGTGTGGGTACCAAAAGATGCTGAATCATTCAACAAAAACACAGAGAACTAATATACTTCCATTACGATGGATAGGCAATATATGTGGAGAGTTTGCTGGCAACCATATTGTTAAGTGTGTGAATATGGATGAGGATGAAGAATATGGTTTTCGCTATAAATACCACGCAAAAATGTGGAAGTATCTTAATAAGCCTTACGAGTGGTGGGGAACATACTATACAATCGATACTGATAAATGGAAGAGCGAGATAGATCAAATGAGAATAGACATGTCAGATGAAGGCTGGGATGACTATGATGCTTTTGGTAAAGCATACTGGGATAAAAATGGCTAGAACCATAGTGTGTCCTGTATGTAAGAAAGAATGGGACTTTAGAGTAGGATTTGCACATGAGAGTTTAAACAAACATTTAAAGGAGCATCGTAAATGAAAAAGTTAGTCTTTTTGCTATCAATATCACTTATAGGGTTAACGCCAGCACAAGCAGATGTAATATCTCCCTGCCCTTCATCTTATCTTAATAAAGTTGTTGGCAATAAGGTTTGTAAAAAGATTGGGTTTCTTTATAGATGGACAACAGTGTCAACTCTAACACCAAAGCCCTCTGTTACACCAGCACCAGTCTCGAAGCCTTCTCTTATGCCTATGCCAACACCTGCTACTGCTGTGCCTGCACCATCCACAACACCTGCACCTACAGTTTCTAATATGTCTCAAAAGCAGGAGATATGTGCAAACGATAGCAAGGCTGATTCATCTTGGAAACCTCTTCAGTCAATGATGATGAAGTATCAACGTTGTGAGTATACTATTCTTAGATATCAAAATTATAATTATGAGCAGTATTCTGGAAATACAGTAGAGTCTTTGTCTTCTCTTCCTACTGATCAATGTAAAATTAAACAAACAAATGGTGCTTGGTCTGTAAGAGGGTTTGCAAATAGAACCAACCAATCGCACCCTGGGCCAAATACAGTTATTCAAGTTGTTCCAATTCAAACAACAGATGTCAACACAAGCACAACTCCAAATCAAGATTACGGTCAATATTTTAAATTTCTAGAAGATTGGATGAAAAATAATTCAGACGTGAGTTCTAGCGCTATTGTTCGTGTTCCATCTCAGTATATTAAACTAAATAAATCATTAAAAGATTATCCTGGCATTAGCGGACATGGAAAACCTACTTCTGGTGGACATGCTTGGCATACAGATTTAATGACTGCTGCTGATCCTTATATTAACTTTACTGGAACAGATATTGTATTGGTTGTTGTACCGCCAAATACAGATATATCTTTGCTTGGTGGTAATCCATGGGGTACTGAAGTTAACACAAATGAGGGAATTTACGGTGGAACCATGCTTACTGTCCCTCCATCAAACACAAACTATCCTGACTGGCATCCAAACCTTGCATTTATTAACCCAACATCTTGGATACATGAAATACATCACTCATCCCTAGACTTTGGAAGTATATATGATATGCAATATTGGGGTGGATATGGCGCAAACCCAATAGACATTAATGGATGGCATAAATGGATCAGTGGATTTTTCTTTGATTCTTCTATTCATTGTTTAGATAAGAATAAACAGTCAACCTTTGTTTTAACTCCATCAGTTGTACATGGAAACTACAAGAAGTTGTCAGTAATTCCAATATCATCTACAAGAGCAATCATTATTGAATCTATGAAGCAGGGTGGATACAATTATAAGATGCCAAAATCATCTGAAGGCGTTCTTATTTATGAAGTAGATGTTGCGGAAACAGATACATTAAAAGGAGAAAATATAATTTCAACTCCTGCAGGAATGTTGACAGAAAATTTACTTGGTGCTACACTTAAGGTTGGAGATTCAATCACTAAATATGGAATAACTATTACAATTATATCAAGTGGTAAATATGGTGATGTTGTAAAAGTTAACTAAGTTTAAACACCAGTAGCCAAGTTGGTTAAGGCCCCGAACTCATAATTCGGTTATCGTAGGTTCAAGTCCTACCTGGTGTACTAATGGGGATTAACTCAGATGGTAGAGTGCCGAACTGTTAATTCGGATGTCGCAGGATCGATGCCTGCATCCCCAGCAAGGCGAGTGTTGCATAATGGTAGTGCACCATCCTTCCAAGTTGGTTGTGCCAGTTCGATTCTGGTCACTCGCTCCAAGTCTCCATGGTCTAGGGGCCTAGGACTCCACCCTTTCACGGTGGCAACACGGGTTCGAATCCCGTTGGAGATACTTTACCTCTGTAGTTCAGTGGACAGAACGATGGACTTCTAAGCCATGCGTCGCAAGTTCGATTCTTGCCAGGGGTACTACTTTTCTTGATAGCCAGCAGGCCAGTCATGTTTAACTTGTCTTGCATTTTTTGAATCTTCTTCTGGAGAATTTTCTTTTTTCTTTCCTCCAACTACAAGTGCAATAACTCCATTATCTAATTGTTGCGGATATTCAGATATATGCTTTAATATATATTCTAGGTTACCCCCAACAACACCAACTTGATCAGTGTCAATACCGTGTACAAGTGCTGCATGAACCTTATCCCCAATATTGCTTCTGATAGCCTCTATTTTGGGAATTAAGGTTTGTTTATCAATTAAAAGAATAGTGGCTGCAAATAATTCTTTTGCTATTGGAAAAAGTATATTTATAAAATCAACACCGTCTCCACGTATATCTTTAAATAAGAATCCATCCCCTTGGCCAAGACCAGAGACTGACATGATTGTTGATGGGTAGTCTGATGTTGCAATAACCTGAACACTAGATCCATTATGACACAATACCCTTGTTACAATATTGCCACGTGGTTGATCGGTTTTAGGCATTCCCCTTTTAGAAAGATATACAACGTCTTCTCCAGACTCTAAAATATTTAAAATGGTCTGAGAATCTATATAATCAATCATATTATTTTCCAAATAAATTTCATATTGCATAATAGAGTATGATTCAGGGTTTAGTCCCAACTCTATTAGTGTTTCTTTTGCAAGAGATTCATCTTCTGCCAATATATACTTTGACTTCTTTAGTATTTCTAATGCCTTAAAGGTCATGTCTTTCTTTGATATTCCTGCCCCGCATACATAAAATGTTCCCATAAAATAAGTATACCAGATGGTATAATAGTTAGGTCGATTGGAAATAAATGTTATTAAAACAAGGTGACTGGGTCATTATAAATGATCACACAGTCATAGAAGATGGAACTGCTGCCGAAGTTCTTCGTGATGAGGTTGAAGGAGAACTGATTCTTATTCATCCAAGGAAGCATCCAGAAATAGAAGTACCTAGGAATACTTTAAGAAAAAAGAAGACCTGCGTATGTGGCGAAACAGCAAGTTGGCCATTTTGTGATGGATCTCATTCTGGTAGACGATGAACTTAGAAAAAGAGATCAAAGCAATTCTATTTTCAATAGGACAAGAAATTATATTACATAAAATAGATAGTGAAAACATAATCATAGAGATTGATTATGATAAATATACAGCAGACATAATGGATATAGTAATAGATTATTTTAAAGGGGGGTACTATGGAGATGGAAGCGACTAGAATATTAATTAATTCTTCACCAAGATCTGGACATGCGTGGCTTCAGTTTATACTTGCACACTATAAAGGCAATGATTCTAATATTGATCTGGGAGATATTGGCGGAGATCAGTTTATAGTTAGGGCAAATACACCAATCATGCTACTTGCAAGTTTTAAAGATATCACTCAAACTATTATTCTTAGAAATCCTACACAATTAATTCCATCAATTGTTACAAAAACAATGGGGGGTCTTGGACAAACAGTAACCTCTGGCGTTGCAATGCCACACGAATATAATAATCTTCCAAGTTTAGATGCATTAATAGATGAGCAATTTAATGTTTTTAGAAGATACGCAATTGGAATTGAAGAAAACATTGAAAGACTTAAGCCGTTTACTTTTGAGCAGGTTACAGAAGATATATCTTTTGTAGTAAAAGAGTTATTGGGATATGACATTCCAAACTCTGACATTCCAGAATTAATTGAACTATCAAAAAAAAGAATTAGGCAGCACAATAAGGGCAATCTTGCATATAATAATGCAGTTCCAGTTGATAAAAAGCCAGATATCTATTACGAAATACAGCAAAAAGTTTTATCTGCTCCAAGACTAGCCAAGAGTTTAGAATTATACGAAACAACAAGGAGCCTTATACTTGAAAGTCAAAGTAAATAATGTCAAGAAAGCCTGTTAGAACTAGCAATGACCATGCATACTCAGATAATGAAATTGAAGATTCAATAAAAATATCTCAACATCAATTAAATAATACAAAGGTTTATGCATCTAGAGAAGAATATGCTAAAAGCCTCCCTAAAGGCATAAGATACCTAGAGGTTGGTGTTGCTTGGGGATACTCTGCACAGATGTTTATAGACTCAGCAGAGGCTTCTCAGGCACTACTCATTGACCTATATAACCAAGACCTAAAGTGTTGGTCTTGGAGAAAGTTTGGATCTTGTCAGTGTGATGGATTTAAACATGAGTTGCTATATACCCCAGAAACTCATCAAGAGTATATTATTAATAAATTTAGTTATCATCCAAAAGTTTCAACAATGAAGGGTGATGCCCTTCAATTGTTAAAGACATTAAATAATAAATACGATCTTATATATATAGATATAAGTAATGATAGAGTGCAGACAAAAATGGCTTTGAATGAATCAAGCAGGCTAATAGAGGTTGGTGGCATAATTGGAATGAATGACTACCTAATCTATGATGGTATCATTGAAGATATGCCATACGGAACTTTTCAGACGGTAAATGAATTCTTGTATAACAACAATAATTGGAGTGTAGACTCAATAGCGCTACACAACTTAGGCTTTTATGATATCTATATAAGGAGAGATGCATGACTGAACATGATGTAAATGATACTTGGGATTTTTCTAATGAAGCAATTGACTCTATTTGTGTTACAAAGTTTGATAATACTTGGGCCCCTCGATTTAATATAGAGGAGCAGTTAAAAGACTTTGCATATAGAAATGAAAATAATTTTCACGTTATGAATAAGATACCACCTGAGTCTATAGCGCCAGGACGTGAGGATTGGGATGTTGAATACAGATACAATGAGAACTGGTTTAGATCGGATAATTTTAAAAAAGATCATGATGGGTTGCATATTTTATACTCTGGATGCTCATGTACTGAAGGCCTTGGAGAAAATATAGAAAGAACATGGACACATATACTTAATGAAAAAATTAAAAAAGACTATCGCATTAGTGGATATTTCAATTTAGGAAAAGGTGGTAATGGTTGGCATAAAACAATCACAAACTATCTTGTTTATGAAAAAGAGTTTGGAACCCCAGACATATTTTTTATTTTAATGCCTAATATATTAAGAAACTTTGTTTGGAAGTCTGACGATTTTGCTTGGGGATACGATCAAAAACTTCCAAAAGGTACTGAAAAAAAACACCTACATGAATCAGAATGGAATAAGATACCAACATTTGAGGACTATGCAAGAGGCTATCCAGAGTTTGTAATTGCATGGATAACATTTTTAAAATATTTAAAAGCATCTAATGTAAAAGTTATTTGGAGTACTTGGGATGGAAAAGATGCAACAAATAACTTAAAAGTAGCATACTTTTTAGACACATTCCTTTCTATAAATCCTATAGATGATTCTATTTTACAGCGCATGGCAGCATCTCCCAATTTTACAAAGAAAGATATAATTGCAAGAGATAATCACCCAGGCCTTGTTAGTCATACAAATTGGGCAGATCAATTTTTAAATTGTGCACAGATGAAAGGAATTTTTGACTCTTATGAAAATTATAAAACTAATAATTAAAAAATATAGAATGAGAAAGATTAAAAAACTTTTAAATCAACCAAAGAAATATATATATTAATGCCAGGGAAATTATTCGTACTTGGAAATCATATTGGTAATCCTGGCGATGTTGGCATTAGGTTTTCAGAATTAATAAAATCTCATAAAAACATTGTATGTGAAGATGATTCTTTGATTACTGATAAAACTAAGAATATTATAGTTTTAAGTTTTGATGATAACGATATTAAGATCCCAGAAATAATGCAACTACTGCACGATGGTGAAGATGTTTTACTTGTGTCAGATGAAGGAATGCCTGGGATAGCAGATCCAGGATCAGCAGTACTAAAAGAATGCATTAACAACAACATAGAAATACATACAACCCCTGGACCATCTACTATAATTGCTGCTGCTGTTGTAGCAAATGTTCTTAATAGGTTTATGTATCATGGCTTCTTGCCACATGATGAATACTGGGCTCATGAATTTTTAAATAGGGTTGCTCAATCTTATTCCCCACACATCTTTCTTTTACAGAATATAACTCCTGGCGGTAGTGGATTTTCTAATTTTGCAATAGATGCTTTAGATAAATTTATTACTCATTTTGGAGAAGAAAGACGCTCTGTTCTTTGTTTTAATTTAACAACAGAAGATCAGGAAATCTTTAGGGGAACATTAAGGGATTGTATGAATTTTATGAATAGTGATAAAAGACCATATAAAAATGCCTGCATAGTTATAGATGATATACAAGCACAGGCTTTATAAAATTGTTTTATAGCCAACATCAAATAAAACAAAGTACATATGTATAGAAAGATCTATTTCATCTAAAATAGATTTATCGTTTATCATTGCTATTTCATTGGTTTGAGGCAACCAAAACATTAAGGTTTCTCCATCCCTAAAGACATCCTTTAGACTAAATCTTCCATCTTGCTGAACTATATCTATTCCTTTTATCAATTTACCACTACGTAAAATCCCGTAATGACCTTGTGCCTTTAGCATTCCAAAATATAAAAAGTTACATATCTTTCTTGCATACATCTCTTCAAGCGTATCAACATCATAAGGATCTTGTCGACCAATTTCTCTTTTAAAGTTAATGTGTTTGTATGGTGAGTCTTTCCATTTTATTGATCCATCAGATATACCCTGTTGTAGAACATAAAAGAATTTATCTATATTATCGCAAGCATTTTCTATTATGTTTGCCTTAATACCCAGGTCTTGTCTATACTGTGCTTGAAGTATTGACTGTTCTATTGCCATTGTATATGTTTTTCTTTACACCCTGAATATATGGGCCAAGATCAGCCTTTATACTTCCATCTTTTCTTAGCCTAACAATTCTTCCGTCTTTAATTTGTGTTGGATTAAATGCATATGATTTTTTCTTTGGCATTTTACTTTCCTATCTTAAATGGAGAGTCTGACCACTCATCTGATTTACCCATTTCTGAATCATACATTGCCATAGCAACATCTGATTTTATTGGTGAGCATACTGGACAATTTTCGCAATCTACATTCATTGCTTCACAAGTAGCACAACCACAATCTTGGTATCCATTGGCAACAAGTTCTACCTCTAATGCAAGTGGCTCAATCTTAGTAATCATCTTTGATTCTGCTCCCACTAAATACTCTGATTCTTCCCAGATACCTTCGTCTTCTTCAAGTTCAAGAGTACGAACAAGTACTGCAGGGTTTTCCATAGATGCTTCAATTGCGTAATCAGATGATACAATTCCAAGCACACCTTCAGTCATTACATACTGAACAATACCAATATGGGTTTCATCTTCGCATGCAACAATAACAAAATCGCCTTCCGCAACCATATCTTTTAATAGTGTTGTTGAATCTATTGCTTTGGTAGCACGATACTTTTTCTTTTTCTTTGCTGGCTTCATAGACTGTGGCTTCTTTATTCCCACACCATATCCATTTCCTGATGGGAGCGAAGGGTCTGCTGTAGTGACAGCATCTTTAATAAAGATATTTCCAATTATATAACTCATACAAACATTATAGCATAGTAAAAGAGCAGTTTAAAGACATGCTCAGGTCTTTAGTCTATTTGATTTGGATTGTCTTAGGTAGTTTATCTTCTGGGATCTTCTTTTCAAGTCTGATATCTAAAATACCGTCTTTGAATTCGGCTCCAATAACCTCAACAAACTCAGGGAGGGTGAAGATATCTGTAAATTTACGGGCTGCAATGCCCTTATGTAGATACTCTGCTCCCTCTGGCAACTCATCATCCTTTTTCTCGCCCTTAATTGTAAGTTTGCGATTGTCAAGCGACAATGAGACATCATCCTTAGAAAAACCAGCCAAAGCAAATGACAGAATATACTCTGTATCATTTAGTTTGATCTGATTATAAGGTGGATAGTTTGTTGTTGTTGTTACCTTCTGAAAATTTGAGAAGGTATTAAAAAATGGATCATTAAAAAGATCCAGTGCTGTTTTTACCATGTTATTCCCCTTTCAAGCGAATAAGTTAATTTACCCCCCATTTGGGCAGGTATTAAAATTATAGCATATAAAATGAGCAGTTTATAGACGACTGCTCAGGTCTATCAGCCACGGGTTTCAGCCTGCTGACTCTCTTTTCATCGAGCATCCGTTGCAAAACCTTTTAAAGTCTTATAGCGGAATAGTATATATTGTATCACAATATGCTATAATTATACAATAGCGAAATGAGGAAATTATGGATCAACAAAGATTAGATAATGCTAAGAGCGGATTTACAGAAACATCTACTGGTAAAAGATTTAACTTTACATCACCAGTTCCAGGCATACATATCTATAAGAATGTTTGGCCCACCTCTATGGATACAATGAATAAACTACTTACAAAGGAGTTTTGGGAAGAGGTATCTGATAAGCAAGGTGCTCGCAAATGGGTCCGTGAAGATTTTTTTGATGATGTAGAGTATACAAAAGAAAACGGCAAACAATCAGATACTTGCTGGCTCTATAATTATAAAGAGGCTAACGAAGCGTTTAGAGACATTATTGACTCATACTGTTTTCATTGGAACCTTGATCCAAAAAGTAGAGAAAGTCTAAGAATATCTAGATTCTCAAATGGTGAATTTTTTGGAGCACATAGCGATGATACTTATGCAACACCAAGGACAGTATCTTTAGTGTATTACCCTAATGATGACTATGAGGGTGGCGAACTTGAATTTATTCACTTTGGGGTTACTATCAAACCAGAAGCAGGAGACTTATTTGTTTTTCCATCTGGCTATTCATATGAACATAAGATTCATGAAATTAAATCTGGTAATCCTAGATGGACTATTGTAAGTTTTTTAAATTTTGCAACTGATGATGAAGCAGATCTTCGTAGATCAAAGATAAAAGTTTTTCCTTATAAGCCTGAATTTTCTAGCCTATTCTAAACATAAAATAAAAAGGGGGCCTTGGTTGTGGCCCCCTTTCTTTTTGCTAATTTACTTCTTTGGTGCTGCCTTCTTCTTAGCAGGAGCCTTCTTTACAGTTGCTTTCTTAACTGCTGAATCAACTTCTGCTGCATCTGGAAGAATTCCAAACGCTGTGTCGTTAGGATTGATTGCACGAATTGCTACGGGCGCTAGTGCAGCCAATAGAGAGTATGCAAGTGTCTTAAGATCTGTCACACCTGACATATAAAGTGCAAGACCTGCACCAAGTACTGATCTTCCGTATGACGCTAGTAGTGCTTTGATTTGTTCATTATTCATATTATTCCTCCTAGGATATAATTTGTGTTAGTATTGTGAAGCCAATCCATAAACCAATAATTCCTGCGACTCCCGCAAAAACTGGTGGTGCTGGTACTGGCAATTTGAATGCAGCAAACACGACACCGCACCCAAAACCTGTTAGTGTTGACAAGAAAACATCTTTCATTAACTTAACTCCTCTTTTGGCAAAAGTGATAACAGTATTTCCGATTCCTCTACCAAACCTTTATTTTTTAGGTCTTGTGCAACTTCTTTAATAGTCTTTTGTGATGACTCAATATAATTATATGCCCACTCCCTAGAGTCTGTTACAAACTTTAAGAATCCATCGTCTTCTTTTTTGCTTTTTGTTTGTTCTATTTCAAGTTCAGAGGTTAATCTTTCAATTATTTCTTTTGTATCAAGGGCCTGCTGAATTACCTGTACATTTTTTTTGTATATACGAGATTTTAATTTGGCATTATCAAAAATAAGTTTAAACAAAACTATTAAGATAAAAGAATAAAGTATATATGTAATCATTTACTTCCATCTCTTGTTAGTAAAACTATTGCGCCTTCCATCTCCAAGGCCTTTTTAACAGAAATCATGTATTGTACAGCCTCAATTTTTTCTTGATGGCCTAAATTTAAGAACATAGACTCTGCTGCTTTTACTGTTAAAAAGTTTTCATGATCAATTATCTCTAATCTAAAACCTTTAGGAGCAGTAGGTTCTAGATACTTAAAGGCTCGTCTCATTGCATCAGTATACATTACTCTTCCCTCTTCCAATGTAGATATGACTTAATATAAACAGCAGCATATGCCAATGCGCTAAAAATAAACCCATACTGCCTTGTGTGAAGTGCATATGCTATCCAAAGGCACTCATTAAATAAAAGTACAAACCATCCCCAAATAGTTTTTCGACCAACAAAGAAAATGCCAGTTACACCTATTACTGCTAAAATCCATGACCACATTTTTTTCCCTAACTATACCTATTAATTATAGCAGAAAGTCGCTACAGACTCCATATGCCCTTTTTACATTTCTTGATCCATCTAGATCAACTATAATAGTTTTATCTGTTATATCTTTACCTGGGTAGGTCCAGATATAGCCATTACTTGTCAAAGTAAAATCGTCTGTCTCATGCCAAAAGAATCTTTTTGTTGGATGCATATCAATAAAATGTTTTAATGCTTCTATATTTTTACAATGAAACCATGCATTATTTACAATTTTATAAAATATTATTGGGTCAACAATATAAGTTGGCTTATCGTGTCCAAAATACATTATCTTGTCTATAACCCAGACATCTACCTCAACATCAAATCCATTGGATATGGCCTGAAGCAAGTATTCTGGTTTATTTTCTAACTCTGGGTATGGACCATTTGTATTACCTCTATGAGATATCTTAATCATTTTTATTATTCTCCATATAATACCTTAAGTCATCTGGTGTTCCAATTCCCCACATTTTTTTAATATCACTAGTAAATATTCTTTTATTATCAGCAATTGCTTCATTAAATACTGGGCAAACATAAAATTCCCCGTTAGTCCTTATATTTTTATGTATCATTTGCTCTGCATATTTTACAAAATCAGATCCATGTTTCCAGTAATATATTCCTACTGTGGCTATATTACTAATTGGTTTCTTTTCTGCAACCTCAGTTACAAGTCCGTTATCGTCAACTTTTGCGTAGGACCACTTTGGGTGTGTAGACTTAAATGTGGCAATTCCACCATCAGCATTGTTTGTCATTAAATCATAGATAAACTGTCTGCTGTTCCACTCAACTATTTGATCAGAGTTTGCCATAATAAGTGGACTATTATTATTAATATATTCTTTTGCTAAAAGAGATGTGACTGCTGCGCCTTCTGTTATACCTTCTACTTGAATAATATTACATTCTGGGGTAATTAAATTTAATAAATATGACAGATTATATTTATCATAATGCTCTTTTTGTACAATGTAGGTATATTTTGCATTTACCCTCAAAGACTCTACAACGGCCTGAATCATAGGTTTTCCATCAACCTCTACCAGTGGCTTTGGGAATACGTATCCAGCGTCTTTAAAACGGCTTCCAAGCCCTGCCATGGGTATCAAAACATTTAGTCCTTGATCTTTCCATGTGCTGCTGCCTTTTTGTAAAAGACTAATAGCCTTATCAATCTTCTCCATATCTAGGTCTGATCTATCTTTAATTTCAATTAAGTTTGCTTTGCTATCCCTTGCTGCTAACTTGCCAACAAGACTATCCTCAAAGATTATGGTCTCGTCTGCAATAACCCCAAAATAGGACATAGCCTTCCAATACATTTCTGGGTGTGGCTTCGGGTTTTTAACATCTTCGTTGCTAACAATATAATCTATTAAATTAAAAATACCAAGTCCAGTCAAACACTCAACTATTGTTTTTCTAATACTATTACTTGCTACAGCAATCTTTATCCCGCTATCCTTTACTACTTTTAATAATTTTATTAGATCAGCATCTTCATTTATATTAGAAAACATTGTGCTTGTTATATTTTGTTTAGCATTCCAGATATCGTCAAACTTTTCTTTTGAAAGTCCTTTATTTTTATTAAGAAGTAATAATTTTGCTTTGGTTGGCAGACCCTCATATATATTTTTTTGTTCTTCTTCTGTTATAACATACTCAAGACCAACAGTTTTAAGAGCGCTATTTAGGGCATCAAAATGAATACTCTTGCTATCAACAAGAACACCATCTAAATCAAAAACAATTAGCCTATTCACAAATTAAACTTTCCAATGCTTTATTATTTTGTATCTTTTCTAAAACTGTATCTGCTTTTCTATTGCTTGATATGGTCAGGTATTGATGATCCATTTTAAAAGATAGTCCATGATAGTCAATATGAATCATTTCTATTCCTCCAACGGTCAGCGGAACCTGCAATTCAATTAATTTACCAGATTTTTGCATAAAGGCTGAATTTATAAGTGCTGCACCAGTAACACCAACAATGGTTTTTGTTTCATGAAAATATTGCATCTGTGCTTTAAAATCTACAAAATCTTCTGCAACAAAAATTTCAAAACCTTTTGATTTAAAATACTCTTCTAGTTTTAATTCATCGTCCATACGAACATCATCATGAAACATCAGTTTGCTTTTATCTTTAACTGGCCCAACGCATGCTTCTGGTGTTTTTAGTATTTGTTTTTTTCTACTAACAAACACCTTTCTCCATGGCTTTGCCTCTGGGTTTTCTATTGTCATATTTTTAAATTCAGTTAAATAGTCTATATTATCAGACGTCATTAAAAATGATGGCTTATATATAATGTTTGACATGATTGCGCCTTTAAAATTATAAGAATTTAATACTCTATGATTCACCTTGTGTCTTGACATCCAGTTAAAAATAAAAGATCTTGACTCATCTTGATAGGGGTTTTCAAATCTTGGCAAGTATATAACTAGATCTCCCTGATTTTTTCCTGGCTCACGGGCCCTCATCATTGTTGGTATAAAATCTACAACAAAATGGAAAAACCCTGAAGGATACTCAACCAAATATTGCTGATTTCCATTTGTAAAATTAAGTATTGCTGGATTCCCAAACTCATCTTTATCAAGTTTGTCCCAGCGGTGCTGTGATTTGTCATAAGGTAATACATCAAGTCTTCCCCAAAAACCTTCTTCATTTGCTTTTGGAATAACTAAAAATCTTCCCTTATTAAATTGAAGACTTAACTCCTCTTTTGGACTATAAAACTCCACTACTCATCTCCAGATGTTGTAAGCACTTGCCAGGTTGAACCCCACATTGCTTTTGTTTTATGCCTATTAAATTCTTTAGATATTTTACCATCTTCTAAATATATACCGCCCCAGATTCCATATTCTTTTCCAGTAACACCAACTGCAAAACAAGTTGTCCTAACTGGACAAGAATGGCAAAGTTTATCAACTGCAAACCTTAACTCTGGCTGATCTTCATATTTTTCAAAGAATATATTTGTGTCATAGTCTAAGCATAACGCTTCATCTTTCCATTCATGCTTATTCATATTATCTCAAATACTTATCTGGTATATCCCAGCCATCTCTATTTGGTGAAATTTTGCTTACCATGCACCATTTACCATTTACCATTGCTCCATTTTTAGAAACAGATGCACGGTCAGAAGGATATGAACTAACTACTGTCCATCCATCCCAAGACAAAGCCTTGTTTTTTGAAACGATTGATTCCATTTGTTCTAGTTCTTTAATAATCATTTTTTCTCCTATTAGTATTGAAAAACACCAGAGTCGACATTATAGTCTTTTGCTAACTCTACCAATTTTGAGGCTCTCTCATTTGGTTTACTTAAAAATGCAAAAAAGTTTATCTCTCCTGCATACATTTTTTGATCTATTACTGCTGGCGCAACCTTCTCAAACTTAATTTTTTTACCACGAGACTTTAAGCCTCTTTCCGATAAGTTTACAAATTCAGAAACCATTGCATTAATATTTCCAGGACCAGCGCTATAGATTTCAAGGATACTATCTTCTTGTTTTAAAGTAGACATTGCAACTCCCATTGCTCTAAGAAGCACGTTATAATCATCAAAGGTACTAGTACCCTGAATCGCCACTATCATCAGAAACGCCCTTCCCTTCTCTAAGTTGATCCATTATAAACAGCATCTTATCTAATTGTATCTTATCCATACCCATTGTGTCAACTATACGTGAAGTTGATCCATCTACGTCTGTCCCGTCCATATCGGCAACATAGAACTTATTATCTTTAATCCAATAAGCAAGATTATCAACAATTATCACCTTTATATTTCTTTTTTTATCTAACTCCATAGACTGACTATTTTTTTGCTTTTGTTGTTTTGGTATCAACGGAAGCAAAGGCGAAACAATAGAGTGTAAATGACTTTGACTGTACCTTATTGTTGGGATCGGATCATTGATAGTTTTATTACTCTGAATCATTCTAACTGTAAAGAAAAATAAAAAGAATGTAAGTATTGACCCAGCAACAAAATCCATAGCATTCCCCCCAATCTATCTTGATATAATTATTCTAATAATTTCTTTTAATGTGTATTGTCTATCTTTTTCAAGTTTTAAAACTTCTTCTTCATTTAATGCTTTTTCTGTTAATCTAACTATAGGATTTTCTTCTGTTGGATCCATCTCTAAAAATCCATGCTCCCATAAAGCCTGAGTCTCACTAGAAAAATATTTTGAAAACTCATTATGAAGTTCTGGATTTATTGATTGAAGTTTTGGTGTAAAATTATACAACATCTCGCCCGACTCAATGTCTAAACCAGCAACCTCTAATGCTCCTTGAAGGATTAGATCTTCAATTATTGCATCTTCATTCATTTATTCTCCAAGTCATCACTTTTGGTCCAGCCTCAAGTATTCTAAACATGTTTGATCTAAACTGTCCTTCTAGATTTTCATATAGTTCTGGGCTTACTTCTTTTAGTTTATCCGTAATTCCATATAAAAATGTTCCAGTTTTATCATCAATACCGCTTACCTCTATAGCACCTTGCATAAGCAAGTGCTCTATCATTGCTTCATTTTTTATATTCACTTTACTCCTCAATAAAATTTAAGAATTGTTCACGACTCTTTGAGCCACTCATTCTTTTTACTTCTAGGCCATCTCTAATAAGTATATAGGTTGGTACTGATTTAATACCAAACTCTTCAAGAAGTTCTAATTCAATATCAGCATCAACAAAAATAAAATCTATTAAGCCATCTCTTTTTAATTCTTCTGCTACTGGCCTTGTTCTTGAACAGGGATTGCACCAGTCAGCAGTAAAATAAAGGACATGACTCACTTTCCAGACTTCTTTCTTGCCTTTGCAAGTGCTCCAAAATCTTTAACTTTTGTATCTCCAAGATATCCCCATGCATAACCATCGTTGATCATCATGTCATTTAAAGATACTGTGTTGCCATCTACATATACCCAGCCTAAAATACGACCATACTTCTCAGATGAATCCATTTTTTCAGTCTTGATTACAACAGATTTAGCATCTTTAAGAGCCTTCTTTAGGTAATCCTTGGCTTCTAATCCAAGAGCCTTCTCAGCAAGATCCTTTGTGCGGGACTCAGGGGTATCAATACCAGCCAGTCTTACACGAGATGCAAACAGGATGTCAAACCCTAAATCAATGAGAACATCAATGGTATCTCCATCTACTACGTTCTCTACTTTTCTTACATAGTATTCATACATTATTTTCTCCCCCATTTAACT